TTTGGTACAAAACCTTATATATTAGTTAAACCTAGTACAATCATTGGTTTAAAACCCAGAGAGAGATCCTAGGTTTATAGAACTCTCTCGAAATTTTTAGATAAATATCTTTAAATACTAAGAAACAGCCCATTCATACATGAAATATAGCGCATCATTTACCAAGACAGCAAAAGGTAATGGTGTTAAAGAAGGCTCGGTTCTAAGCATAAAGGTAGATGGTTCTAACTTTTTCAACGGTGGAATATATCAAAAAGGATTTCCAATGCTTACCTTCCAATCAGTACCAGGCGATATTGATTGCGAGATACTAGTCAAGCGAAAAGGATTATCACTAAAAGGAAAGGCAACTCTAAAGGTAAGAGCATTTGACTCTCAATGGAGAGGTGCTGGCTGGAATGACGAGTTTGAGATCTTTTAAATCATTTTTCTAAACATTTATATAATACCGCATAATCTAACAATATGAGAACCTCCCTGCTAGGTGGGACTCAACTCGAATATGGGACTCGGATTACCGTGAATCCTTTGGGTGTGGTAGCCGAACGACCCATACATTTTTATATCCATTAAATTTAATGATAACCATGAATTGCATCAAATGTTCGAATGAGATCGACTACAACGAGAATATATATGCTCGTGGTTCTAAACCATCAATCTGTGCAAAATGTAAAAAAGCACGTTATCTAGAGTATCAAAAACAATATTATTTTAAACACCGAAAAACATGAATATCATGCACATCTTCTCAATGGCAGGAGTTGCAGAGATGCTTTCAGACCAAGCAAATTCCAAAGGACATAAATCTTTTGTCTTACAACTCCGTTCACTTGATCCTTTCAAGTTCGGTGATTACTACGGAGCAACAATATATCACGAAAGTGTAGATACATTGCTGCAACAGGCATGGAGATACCAAAATGAGGCAGATTATATCATTTTACACGATTTTGTCGAATATTATCGGGAATTTCCACAAAATAAGCTAATTTTATACTTTCATGGGACAAAATTAAGGGATTTATTGCGAAATGACCCAGAATTTAATAAAATAAAGGACAAATTCCGCATAATTGTAAGCACTCCAGACCTACTGGATATATGTCCTAATGCTTTTTACCTTCCTGCACCATGTGATCGCAAGTTATTTACAATGAGTACAGACCTCAATGATAACTGGTTGGCCATAAACAGGGACTATCAGAAAGAGTATATCGAACCAAAAATCAAAACAAGATACCCGAATGTGGAATATAGAAACCGTCAAAAGGAAATCATACCATATAATGAGATGCCACAACTGCTCAAAAAATACGGAAATTATGTAGATTGGAAATTTGATTATTCCAAACCAGAACCAAAGAGCGTAAATGCACATAGTTGTACTGCAATCCAGGCACTATCCTGCGGTCTAAAGGTCTGGGACAAGGATGGATTGGAATTGAGTCCAATGCTTCTCTTTTTACATGATTCGGAAAAGGTAACGGAGAAATTTTTGAAATGGCTGGAAGACGACCAGAATTAAGCGAGAAACTGCACAGGTTGATCTGGGACTTGTGGGTGTACAAAGGAATGGGTACTGAACAAATCGCAAATCATATCAACTCTGATACCGCATTAAAATCCGAATTTGGAGAAATTTCAAGTCAGGGAGTATACTATCATATTGTCCATATCCGTGACGAACTGGAAAAAACAGTAAATGAAGACGCACTTGATTCCTATGTAGGCGAATTTATCAGGGCAAAAGAGGGCTTGGATTCAGACATAGAAGCCATTCAAAAATTAATAGATAATGAACAGGCATCAACACTTCCGAACAAGGACATCCTGTTAAAATTAATGAAGTTAAAACATGACGTAAAGGTAGACAGGTTCAGACTATTACAGGATGTGGAACTTCCAATCAGGGTAAAGAAACTAAAAAGAGAGAGAGAAAGAATGGTTGGCGTAGTTCCAGTGGCACAATTAGAAGTGAGTAAAGATGAAGGGGTTAGCGAGCAAGGAAACACTGAGGATAGTAGCATCAGCAACAACTGAGGACTTACCGCAAGTCCCAATCAAGTTCTGGTGCGACAACTCTGTCAGTAAATCCGAACACTGTTGTTTTTGGCACTATACGTTTTATCCAAAAGGTGGCCCAGAAAGGGATGGGATTTATCATCCTGTTTACGAATACGAACAGGAGTTGCTTAAATCCCTAGACGAACATAAATGTGTGGCGGTATATAAGGCTACAGGACTTGGGATTACAGAGTTCATGCTGTTATGGACTATATGGAAATGCTTTACGGATTCATTCTTCTATGGAAAGGTTGCCTGTATCATAACTGGCCCAAACGTTGACCTTGCACAGGATCTCATCTTGAGAACGAAAGACTTTTTAATCAAAAAAGGTCTACAATATGTTGATAGGGGTGCATACGAACTTGAAATCAACGGAGCAAGAGTCCAGTGTTATCCATCAAATAACATCCATTCAGCAAGAGGCATACCGCGTGTTAGTCTCTTTTTTGGAGATGAATCTGCTTTCTTCAAACTCAAAGACGATTCCATTGTTAGAACAGTCGGAGAGAGATATATTGGAAAGTCAAATTCTTGGGTTGTATGGGTATCTACAGCAGGCGAGACTCCGTCAGGATTCTTCTACGACATCATGGGTGAGCAAGACACTATCTACAAAAGACATCATTTCTATGTTGAGGCTGGCCTTAAAACAGATCCGATCACAAACACTTCAATATTCTCACCTAAATACATAGCAGAAGCAAGTAAGGCACGTTCATTTGAAAGGGAATATCTTGGAGTCTGGGGTAAGAACACTGGTGATATATTCTCACCTGAAAAACTGGAAGAAATAACATCAAAGGAATATACCTGGTCTGAAAATGATGAAACCAATGAGAGGATAATCGGATGTGATCCGGGATTCGGTTCATCAGAGTTCGGCATCTGTATAATCCAAAAACGCAAGGGCAAGAAGTCAGTCATATTCGCAGAGTCGTATCAGAGGGCGTCATATATCGACATGGTAGACAAGATTAACGCATTATCATCTAGGTTCAAGACTAAAAAAGTCATAGTGGATTCAGCGGTTCCAGAAATAATCAAAGACTTGAGGGACAAATGCCATCTCAACGTAACAGGAATATCATTTGGATCACACGGTGAAGCCATGTTGAATTATGCAGTAAATCATGTTGATAATTTAAATGTGGAAATACACCCAATGTTCAAAAAACTCAAGCATCAACTAATGACAATCAAGGTAAATTCAAAGGGATTACCAAACAAGGACAGACAGAACCCGTTTGACCTAGGAGACGCCTTTTTACTCGCCCTGTACTATTATAAAATGGGATCAGGTGTAATAGCTGGCATTGGCTAGGTTATCCGTTTGTATTTTGCTTTCTTCATGTCAATGATAAACGATTTGTGGCCCCCAAGAGTGACAATAGGGATTATTCCATTCATATATGCTATATAGTGCATAACATTTATATCTTGAGTCTTTCGTAATTCATTCATTACCATTTCATCACTATAATACATTGGAAACCTTATCAATTCATACATATTCATATCAGCTAATCTCTGGATCTCTGGGTGTGGCATGACTCCTTTACAATCCACTGGGGAATTAAGCATTACTTTCTAATAACGAACTTAAATATAAATAGATATGGTTTTATACCTAAAACTTAACGAAAACAAGTGGGCTTATGGGGATTACACTGACTCTGCAACCTACGATATAAGCGGAACAGTCTATCTGGATGCCAAATTTGCCTCAACAGCAACAATAACGTCATTCACTCCAACTATTAGGTTCGTAGACCAATATAATAATACGGTATATTCCACTACTACAGGCATTTCGGTAAGCGCAGGATCAGGCGTCTTTACAATCAAATTCTCAGCAAACAATACACCAACACTTCAAGGATCATACAAAATACGATTAATTCTTACAGATTCTACAAATAGACTGACATGTGTGGGCGTAAACGGCTCAGATGATATGTTTTTTGAATATTAATACTTCCTTTTTTACGAAATATTAAAATTTAATTGAAATATGGGTGACATTTATAGTTCTTCAAGGCAAAGTACAACCAATAAGGCGAAAAGTCTGCCAAGAGTGACCAAAAAACAACCAGAATACGTTGGAACTCTCTCAGTATTGGAATCATTCGATCACAAGAGTGAGGTAAACCAATCAGACTATACAACAGAGTTTACACCAGACAGGCCATTTACTGAAATGATAGAAGCCATTAACAAGGATCCAAGACTGGATATGTCTAGGGAAACATATGCACAGATGATTATGGGGTCTGGATTGAAAATAAAAATATCAAAACGTTCTACACAGGATCTTGTCAATGAGTGGCTCAGTGAAATAAGGTTTGAGGAAATGCTTGAAGACGGATTATATTCCTATGTCGGTGTAGGAAACCTGTTATGGGAGAAAGCACCAAAGAACGCAGATTTTGTAGAAATACCGATCGACACGATCAAATCAATCATAAGAGACAAGAAAGGCAATATCAAATCATATATACAATATGTCAACAACAAGGAAATCCCAATACCAGCAAAAGACGTAATTCATTTCAAATTATCCAATGTATCAAGGGAAATATGGGGTAGGGGAATATTCCATTCCATACTCTCAGATTACGAGGATCCAAGAAGCGGTAAAACATATGATTCACCACTAATTCAAATGAAGGAAATTGAGGACTCGATGGCAGAGATATTCCATTCCTATGCAAGCCCATTATTGATGTTCCAGTTCGAGGATGCTGGTGAGGACTTTATCAGGCAACAGGCAGACGCACTAAAGAAAGCCAAGCCTGGCATGAAGATAGTCACTGACAAACCGTTCAAGGTTGAGAAATTCGAGGTCAACGGAAACGCCAAGTTTGACGGATATGTAGAACACTTGCAAAAGGATGTCATAGAGCCAGGTTCTAAATTCCCACTTCAATTCTTTAACGCAGGATTTACCGCTAGGGCAGCATCAGAATCAACCGATTCCGTACTGATCAGAAAGGTCAAAAGGATTCAAAAGAGATTAGGTCTGCAAATTCGTGACGAAGTCATCATTCCATTCCTCAGAGGAATAGGAAACAAGACAAAGGCAGAGGATATTACCATTGTGTTCGAGTTTGAAAGCAAGGCAGAAATGACAGTTCCAGATGCAGTTACATTATACAGGGATAACGGTATCAAGAGGTCTGAGTTGAGGCAATATCTACTAAAGACAACAGCATTGGATATAGATCAAACAGACATGAATGACTTACCACCTATCACAAGTGTGACTCCAACGAACAAACTTACTTCCGATAAGACCAACGATAATAATGTTGTTGAGAGAGCTATGCAAGATTTAAAGAACATGGTAAGCCTTAGGGAAGAACTAGACCGTGCTGACAAACGCAAGAAAACTGATGAGATAATCAACTTTATCAAGGGGTTAAAGGAATGATCAGGCTATACTCAGATCAGGATTGTAAATTCGTTTTAGAGGCACTGGATCTAGGCCGTGTCGAACTTGGCAAGACTAACAAGTATCGAGTCTACATGAAAAACACCGATCCACAGTGGAAGATAGATAATATAGGAGTAGAGTCAGAGAACGCAGAACTGGCATTTGAATTTCCAAAATCACTATCACCGAACCAGATTCAGGAAGTCTTTATCTCTTGGACACCAAAACTAAATTCCAGAAAACCACTGAGTTCCGAGTTCAAATTCACCGGTGAAGTGCTTATTGGTTGACCTACTCACATTTAAATTATAACAGCGATTACCATTTAGACATAGTAGTTTCTGCTACACCAAGTGGCGGTAGGAAATTCATCTTTGCCCAGACAAGGCACAAGATTCAGGTTCCTATACTCGTAAAAGGTTCAATGGTTGCGGAAACATCTACACATTCTGGTATACATGGTACCATGAAAACTCCAATCGATCCAATTTCCGCATCATATAGCGGAAGCATAGTTCTGAACAATCCTTATGCGGTTGAGGGTAAGATGACATACCAAACAGAATCAAAATATAATACAGACGGGAAAATGTCCGAAAAGACCGATATAAAAATGCTAGTGGAAGGCAGAAAGGACTATACAAAGGTAATTGCCATGCTAGAAGATCTAATAGAGATAAGAACTCCCAATACTTCTTATCATTCCAGCGGGGGTCAATAATTCATGGCAACACGAATATCAGGGCTAGCAATAATGCCTCGTGTAAGCAGAAATGGAGTATTTTATTGGCCTCAAGAGTTGGAAAAGTTTGACGGTTTAGAAGTTCCTCTGAGATGGAATCACGATCAATCAGAAGAAGGTATAATCGGAAGGGCTAAATTCAGATTTGATCCAGTAAAGAATCAAGTACACTATGAGGCAGAGATTACAAATGAGATTTTCCAAAGATATGTAGATGAACATATATTTCAGGTTTCAATAGGCGCAGAAGTAGCACAGGATTCACAGATATGTCACCCAGAGGGCAAGGGTTGTTTTCACGCACCTGTACTTGGACAACCAAAGGAATTATCCATTGTTGAAGTACCTGGAATACCAGAATCTACTCTAAATATAATTGAGGCTACAGTCCAAGAACCACTTGGAAAATATGATACATTTGATGCTTGTGTAGCAGACCAAATGTCAAAAGGACATTGTTCCGATTCAGCCCATGCAATTTGTGGTGCAATTAAAAAACAGACCGAAACTGATGTAACATCAGAATATGTTATACCAATTACTTCCGATAAACCAACCAACGTAAAAAACGATATGACAGATACATCTCCAAAAGAATTGGAGAACGTTACCGAAAAAGTAGTTACTGAGACACCAGTCGTTGCATCTATTGATACAACTAAGGTCGTTGAGGAAGTAGCAGCAAAGATCCAAGACTCTAACGAGAAAACCCTGAAAAGCGTTATCTCAGAGTTGAAGGAAGCTTGGACACCAAAATCCGAAGTTACCGAAACATCATCTAAAAAATATGTTGAGGAAAGCTTCTCTGATGAGGATGCCAAGGCATTTTTGAACAAGATCTTTGAATCAGGTTACGGTAGAATTGTCATGGATAAAGATGGTTGGATCAAAGCACACACCGTTCCAGTAAGTGGATCACATGGTGATGTTCAAGAGGCAGTATCAACTTCTGGTACAATTCCAGGTGTAGTACAGTCCTCAGAAATTGCTATTCAACTAGGCTCCAAGACAGTCAAACCAATCAGACAATTTGGTCAATACCAAACCGTTCCAGTTGGTCAAAATACCGCTAGATTCTATAGAATATCTGTTCCAAATGCAGGTGCTATTACCGAAAGTCCTACTACTGACATCACAGCAGTCACACACACCCTAACAGCAGTTGATGTTACTTGTAACATCAGAGGTTGGAGACAAGTAGTCGAAAAGGGTGAACTAGAGAATTTCCCAGCAGCATTCCTAAATGCACTGAGAGAAACTGCTAGACTAGAAGCAATTCGTGACGAACACAAGTTGATCGTTCAGGATCTTGCATCACTAGCTCGTGACTTTGGTGGAACAACAACTGCTCCATATCATATCAGTGGTTCAGATGGCTCAGCAGTAACTACAACTACATTGGAAGATGCTACAGGTGAATTTGACGAAGATGGTCTTACATTCGCAAAGCGATACTTGGAACAACAAGGACAGGACACAAGCCCTGGCAACCTGATTGCTTTCATATCACCACGAGGATTCAAGAGTTTGATGACCTCATCTGGTCTTACAAACTATACACAAATCGGCTTTGCAAACGTAACACGACTTGGACAACTAGAACAAATCTTCGGAATTGACATCATAGTAACCAATGAGCTGTACGTTCAAAACAACTCCTACAGAAACCTAGTTTGCGTAAAAGGCAAATCATGGGCTCTAGCTTCCCAGAGAGATATGGAAATCGAACTCCAAAAACTCATCAAGGGACAGTATTGGGATGTTGTATGGACTCATAGAATCGGTGTAAACGTTCTTGACGAAAACACTTACATCATCGTAAGTTCAAAACAAGACTAAATTACTTTCTTTCTTCTTTATTTTTTTTAATATATTATGAACAGGGCATTCTTTAGAATACTTGGTAATTTCGGAATCTCATTTTTTAGCCCATTAATAGGAATCAATCTGGGAAATACTATCTTTAATATGACAATACCGCTAATAGAGTTAATGATAATATCTGCCATAGCTGCGACATTCACAACAGGCTTGGCAATTTCTAAAGAGGCCGTGGAGTATGGGAGAAAGAAAAGCACCCACTAATGAATTAGAGCACTGCAAAGTGTGGAAAGTGCTCAGTTCGTTCCTAGTTCTTACATAGGATTTATATATGAGTGTTTAATTGGTGGTAATATGGTCGAAACAGGAAAACTGAGATATTGGGCTCTTGGCTTCTATTCAGGGCTTGTTGCTCTGTTTGTAGCACTAGACAAAATCCCATTGGATCAAAACACCGCTATTGCGGTACTCGCACCAGTTGCAGCAGTACTGGCAGCAGATATTGTAAAACATAAAGACGGTTAGTAGCAACTAGCCAACCTATTTTTTCTTTAGCTATATTTATAAACATTAGATTACATCTATTCATAGATGTTTAAATTAGGAGTAGGGATAAATTTCTATGATGATCCATTCGGCTTGCAGAGGATTCTAAACAATAAGGACTTTTATGATCTAGTCCATACATTCTATCTCATAGACGGAAGATATGCCCAGAGGAGTGACCAACCAGAACATGATCCCGCACTAGTTGACGCCATAATCAAACAGTATGAGAAGATTCATTATGTAAAGATGTTCGACTATAAACAGATAGAGAAAAGGAACAAATATTGGGAACTCGCCCAAGAACACGGAATGGACTTTCTAATAGTATTGGATTCCGATGAATATGTTTGGGTTGATCCAGACAAGTTCAAAGATATACTTGAAATCTGTAACAAGAGGAAGGCTAGATGCTATCCAATCAAGCAAGATCACCCACAAGTGATAGAAATGCCCAGACCAAGACTATTTAAATCCCCATTTGATTACAGACATAAACAAAGTGAAACCACCATATCACATGGCTCATTATATGATCCAGACGGGAAAGAGGTAATAAATGAAATGTACGAGTGGTTCAAAGACCATGAGAAAAGGACTGGGGTTGATGGAATCAAGATATACCATGATAAGACATTCAGGACAGAATCAAGAATAATAAAAGATAGGATTTACTATGATGAGGTCAAGACAAGGTAGACGCTATAAAGTCAAACTCTTTCTCAAATGAGTCATCATCATGTTTTTTGTCTATAATGGTTGAATTAGTCCATTTGTCGAATTTATATGTATAAAGGCTTTCAATATATCTATTTGCCATTCGCAACCATTCAAATGCTGGCGGTATATCCATTCTCAACATTGCATTACTTCTAATAGTTTCTGATTATATAACCCTTATTATGACAAAATACGGAAGTACTGACGAAATGCAAAAATTGGCATGGGGTGGAGCCAAAGTATCTACACCAGAGATTGTCACTACTATACAGAATACCGTAACCAGTCTTATCAATCTTACACTCAACCGAAATGATGATTTCACTACAGTCCCTACTATGATAAGTGATGTTGCAAATCTTGTAGGATCAGAAATACTTCGTTCAAGAGGTAATCGGGAAGGAGAAATGACAATTCCACAAATAATGGATATGATCAAAGCCTTACTTGCATCATACAGGGATCAATCCCCACAAAGTGACGGAAGATGGGGTAATGTGTGGTATGTCTAATGGCTATTTCGTTTACTAACCTAATCGGCTCAAGGGAGAACCTCGACAAGACTATCCGATACCAATTACAAACAGGATGGATATCTGCAAACGTTTCAGGAGTCACACCAAAGTTCTATTCCGACACGGAAGAATCGGACAACATGGCAACCGTTGATGAAGCTGCACTCAATTCTGTGAGGGTTAACCTTTTCAGCAGAGAGAGGACGGCAGATACAGATGTTAACGGTGATGATAAACATACATGGAAATTTAGATTACTAATAGAAATCCAAGGGGAATCATTATCAATTCTAACACAAATGGAAGATGAGGTAAATAGAATACTATGGACTTTATCACCAAATACAAACACCAGGCTGAACAAGAGTGACGGTTCGGCTTCAGAAGTGGCATGGTTTGAGGAATCAGAACTTACATTCAATAGAATACAGGCTGAGGGTGAAACTGACTTTACCCCAATATCACAGGCAGAATTAATCTGTATTTACTTTAGGATTAAAACTTAATACTTCTCTATATTCAGGGATTTAAAATTAATTCATGCCAGTATCAGCGCACAATGTAACAACCAAAAAGGACATTGTAAAGGAACTGCAATACGTCACGGAAGGAAACACCGTTACTACACCATCAAATTATGGCGTCACTCCAAACAGCTCTACTTTTACACTTGTAGGCAATAACATAGATCTTAACATTAATCCAGATGTAAAAATGTTCACAGTAGATGTACTAGGAACTGAGGATATTATAGACGCAGTAAAAACTGAATCACTTTATGCTTTTACCATTAAATTCAATCCAATTGATACTAACTTGTGGAGATATGTTTGGAACGCAAGCGGTCAAACAGTAAGTCCAGATTCTTCATTATCATTCACTTATTCATTTTATCTTGGTGGCACAGAATATTATCAACACATGAGAGGCTGCAGAGCAACTAGCGGAACTCTTTCTATGAGAAGGGGTGCTTGGGAATGTGACATGACATTTGTAGCCAAAGATATTACCATTCCAAGCACAACCACTGGTGATGGAGGAACACCAGTATATCAAACCTCAGAAACCTCAGCCAGTCCAATCATTCATACTGATGGCGGTGGAAGTCCGTTTACTTGGAACTCTGCAACTTATGGTGAGAGATCATTCAGCACCACAGTCACAAGAGAGATGGCAGTAATGGCAGTTAACGGTGAAACCGATATTACCTATTGTGAACCAGTGGCAAGAAGAATCACATTCAATGCAGATGTTTTCGCAGGAACAACTTCACAACTGACAACAATGTATACAGACTTTGAGAGCAAGACAGGAAGGACAGCATCATACAAATTCACATCTTCACCAAGCAAGACATTAACCTTTTCAAATGCAAGAATCACGGATTACTCTTATTCTCATGCAGCAGGCTCAAATGATGCCTTAATTGAGAGCATCACAGCAGTTGCAGAGTCAGTTACAGATCTATAGGTTTAAATACCATTCGTGACGAATTTTTGTATTGTATCTTGACACAGTAAAGAAAGTCTGGAAAATCAGAACTAAAGAATACAAGGTCTTAGAGGACATCCCAATGAAAGACTTGAAGTGGTTCAAGACAGAATACAAGAACGTCATAAAAAAGAACGAGGATGGGAAACTAACCCAAGTTGAGGCATTAGAATTTGATGAGATGTGGTGGAAAAAGTTATGCGAGATTGGGCTGCATAGCACCATGGATGATGTATTGGAATCCAACTGTACTGAAAGGGAATTTAGGGATTTCATGTCGGAGTTATACAATTTTTTATCGAATCTTTCGACAATAGACGCAGCCAAGCAGTCAGGTTTATACGATCAAGGGACAGAAACCAAAGACAAAAAGCCATAACTGATTATCCAGAGTTAGCAGAACACATACCAATCATTAACATGATGAGATTGAATTTCGGTAATCTCAAAGAAGTTCTCGAATTAAGAGATAAATACGGCATGGAATACCTCATGGAAATGCAATACATCTTATCTATTATAAACCAAGAAGATGAATTGGATGCCCGTTAAAGTAATTGGCGCAGATGTAGTAGCAAGGAATTTTAATGCCCTGAATGTAGGTGCAGCTGATCTTCAAAAACAGTTCTTAGACATTATCTCAAAGGAAACTATAAGGCTTTTACAACTCAATACGCCAAAGGAAACAGGTAAACTTGCAGCATCATGGCATGAAACAGGTAGAACATATGATACTATTACAATATCAATAGATGATCCAGAACAAGCAAAAAAGGCAAAATATCTGGTCGGTGGTACAAAACCACATACAATAAGACCTAGAAATCCAAGTGGTTTTCTCCATTGGGTAGATCCAAAGACAGGGCAAGATGTATTTCGTGTCGAAGTTAATCATCCCGGTACTCAACCAAATGATTTCCTAGTTCAGGTTTTAACTGTCATAGGTAATAATGTAAACGGCGTGATGCGAAAATTAATGAGGACATCACATCCATATTATTCAAATGTATCACCAGGTGTTATTAGTAGCAGTGCGCCTCAGGGCTTGAAAGGAGTCAGAACTCCATCAAACATTGTCGGTCTTACTGGGTTAAGATATATTAAAAAGAGAGGCAGGGGAAGGTCTAGTCTAAGAATAGTATATTCAGGAAGAAAGCGAATCACAACAAGAATAGGGCGTAGAAGGAAAACATAAACTTCCTTTTATTCAAAACTACTGAATTTATTCGTGTCTGCTAACGATAAGATAATTATTAAGATTCAGGCTGATATAGCCAATCTCCAACAGCAGATGTCAGCAGTTACAACTAGTTTGCAGGGCTTTCAAAAGGAAGCTAGAAACACTTCACAGGTTGCACAGCAATTAGATGTAGGAATCAAGGCTTTCAGTTGGACTGCTTTTACTCAAGGAGCATTAAACTCCTCAACTGCCATAGCCCAATTATATACATCAGTTGGCAACTTACAGAGGGTTCAATATCAGGTCAGACAAAGCATGGTAGCAGTAGAACGTGCAGAAGATCAACTTGCAAGAAAGACTTTACAATTAACCAAAGAAATAGAGAAGAACGGCAGGGGATCAGAAAAAGCTATACTCCTTATGAATGAAATAGAAACAGCAACAGAACAACTTGCCAACAAACAGGAGAGATTACAACTTGCCCAAGGTCAGGTAAATGACACTTATATCTTATTTGCCTCAAACGTTGCAAACAGCGTCTTTGGCGTAATTCAGACTTTGGTCGGAATGAAGGCATTACTGGCTACAAGATCCTTAGCAGCTAAAGTAGCAATAGATCAAGAAACAGCAGCACTTGGATTAAACACAACTGCAGCACGCTTAAACTCAGCAGCCCATGCTGGATTAATAACATCAAGGTCTGGATTAGTTGCTGGATTATCACCAATGACTACAGCACTTGGTGGCGCAACTGGAGCTGTTGGAGGTCTCACCAGTGTTCTTGGAAAGGCAGGACTTGTAGGATCATTAGCAGCAGCAGGTATAGGAATAGGGGCATTTGTATATGACCAGATTAGACTAAGCGACGCAGCAACAAAAACCGTAGACTCTATGAATGATCTCTCTGAATCATTCAGGTCTTATATTAGTTCTTTAGGCCCAGCAATAGATCTCAATGAGGATTTCAAGCTTGGGATGACTGATATTAGTACCACAATTTCTACACAAAAGGAAACCATTTCTGAACTTAATGTAAAGTTAGATGAACTTATAAAGAAACGAAATGAATTCCTTGCAAGTGATCCTCAAAAACCATCACTATTCGGGCCATCTCAAAGGGAAAAAGCTGAAGGATTTTCAAAAACAGAGGCAGATATAGCTGTAACTAAAGCTGAGATAGCCAAGAGAGAGAAATCGTCAAAAGTAAACGAGGAATTAATAAAGAAAATAATAAACTCGATTGCATCATCTAGTATACAAAGTGAGCTTAGTAAAGCCAAACCAGGAAATGAACTAGCAGTTGTTTCTACAGTAGTGGGTGATATCAGGGATAAATTAAAGGATGTAAACGAAATGATGAAAAATACTGGCAGATCATTTGAAGATGTATCTTTCACAATAGGGAAACAATCTGACTTTATGATTGATGGAATTAAATTAACATCAGACACATATTTAGAAATATTAAACCGTGCTAGGGAACATGATAAATTATTAGAATCATCTAATGATAAGATCAAAAAAGGAAACGACTTACAAAAAGAGACCATAAAATTGAACAAGGCTCTGTTAGAACAAAAAAAAAGCTTATCGGCCCAATTCGGCTTTCTTGAACCTGGTAGAAATCGCAAAAGTTTCATATCAGGAGAAACCAACTACTTTACTGGCCCAGAAGGCTATCCATTCTCTGGTGTCATAAATAAACGCACGTCAAAATTCATCCATGATGGTGTAATGTTAAAGGCATGGCAATCAATACAGGGACTTGTAGAATCAGCCGAACTTGCATACAGGTATAATTTAGAAAACGGACTTGATCCAATGCCAACCATGCGTGCGTATGAACGTGAAATTGAAAAAATAAAATCACAGGCTAACTTTGTGGCTTCAAATTCAGCTATCAGAGGCTATGCTTCAAAATATTCTAATGCGATAGCTTCACTTCAAAGAGCATTTAGAGAACGTGCTAAATTCGCAAGGTTTGAGAATGGCAGATACGGTTTGCCAGTATTCGGTGGATCAACACCAGAGGATAGGGCATATACATCAAGAATTCAATCAACAGTAGATGCAATAGCAACTGCTGGAGGATATAAAACACCTGGAGAAGAAGCAAGAAAGAGAGCTGATGAATTGAATAGGAGCTTGGCTCTTAAAGCATTGGGAATTAATAATTTAAATAAATATGGGTTATCAATACCCACAGCAAAAAGACCAAGTTTGATAGAGAGAGCTTTACAAGCAAATAGGGGTATGCAGCCAGTAATTAGTAAATACGGATCAAGACTAACTCAGGCAAAAGGAAAGTCAAAAGCTGGGATTCGATTAAATGCAATCATGGCAAGTGCTGCACAAAGAAATCAGTCATATGTAGATGAAGTTCAAGCCTTACTAGGAGAATTTGATCTTATAGAATCACTTCTTGCACCACTGGCTCAATTCGGTGTGGATATGTCTTTGGAAAGAACAGCAATATCTGGAATAAAAACACCAGTATGGGCCATGAGTCTACCAAGATTTAATCCAAAAGGCCAAGCTGCATTAGCCTTTCTTGTGAATAAATATTGGTATAATAAAAACGTGTATGAACCAAGTGTGCGTGCGTATGAATCTCAAATGGGTTCAGTCAGAGGAACATTTGGATCAGAAATTAGTAGAATATTTTCACCAATAGGACTGACAACATACAAAGATATCACAAATGTATTAAATAATCCATTAATATCAGACGACATAGATAATATGTTGAGATATAACGCAAGATTAGCACAGATCTCAACTGGTGCAACTATAATATGAGTCTAGCATCTGGATATAACCCTAGGGCATTACACCCTCAGGTCTTTATAACCAATCAGAACGGGGACATTGTATATACATTCACTTCAAAGCAATTACAAACCAATCCAACACAGGACTTTAGATTATCAAGTCTGTCAATAAATCTTGGACTTGGAGATGATTTTGGGAACGCTAGATTAATAATACATGATCACTCTAATATATTCACAGATTCTACAGATGTAAACAGGCCAAGCGTAATATCAAGGGAATGGGGTATTCAGATATATCTTGGACACACACTGGCAACCAAGTACAGGGCGTTTTATGGTAAGATCAAAGATGTTGTAATAGAGAGACCAAGTACATCATTACAGGTTGTTACTCTCACCTGTGTTGGCTGGGGTATTATATTAAGGGAAAGAATATCAAGAATTTACAGGGCGCAAAAGAAAGCAAGTGATGGAGTAACACTAGATGACACTGACACAGCCACTAGGATAGACAAACTGTTGCTCGATATATTTGAGGACAAGGATCACCAAGTAGACGATAATATATCCAAAATATCAAGTATAACCGCACAGACCAGCACTACAGGGAACGGCATATGTGAGGATTGTACTGCTATTAAAATTGCACAGGTCAATTATACACTTGCTTCCTATGCCCAGATAATATCAAACTTGGTAGGAATCACAAATTCCACTTGGCATATAAACCAAGACCGTACATTAATAGTACAGGATCCGGGAACTCACGACTCTGGTATTTTACTTACCAATGATTTGTCAAGCTCAAAGACACTCAACTGGGATGCAGGGAAACTTGGATACATATTGAACAGTCCGTTATCATGGTCAGATACGAGTGCAGATACATGGTATTCTTTCATACATGGATATGGTCACTTTAGTCCCAATCTGGTATCTTATGACAACCAGACACCAAACGCATCTTTCAATCTAGACACAAAATTCATGGCAATACCATTTACAGTTCCAAGCGATAATATATTCAAGATAGCAATCAGAGCAACCAAGACTGGAACACCTGTAGGAGATGGAAAGGTAGAGATTTGGGGAAGAACTACATCTCCACCACATTATCCAGAACCAGATGATGTAAGGCGGTCAATTTTATTAAACAACACAACACTTAAAAACTTGGGAACCACCACGCCATCAGAATGGTTTGAGATACCGATCAAGCCAAAACTTGATGTCACACCGAACGAAGACCTTTTCTTGGTGTTTCACAAATTCGGAACTTCAACAAATACATTCAATGTGGATTACAAAACTGGAACTAGTAACTATTATGACTCATCAGATGGAACAACTTGGAATACCCCAGTAGGTGCACCTGCATTTCGCATCTATGACGCAAGGAGATTAATGTCAACACTTGAGAACACCTATGTCGCATCACAGTTATCCGAACCTAGAGAGAGGATGTTCCCTATAAGGGCAGACATGGAAGAACAGACAGTGAGGCAGTCATTGTTACAGGCAGGAGATCTTCTTGGCAGACAGAGAAGAATGTATTCTAGTGTAAAAGTAAGTCCAATAGAGGATCGTATAGAACTAAACACATTCTGTACTTTGGTAGACTCTAAAACAGGTCTTAATACAAAGGCAAACATAATAGGTGTATCCATGAGTTGCACAAACCTAGAACAAGGAGTAAGGGAAATAGAATTACAACTGGATGAGTTCCTATGAGTTCTGATATTTCAAATTACATTAGGAGAAACGGAAACAGTGACCGTGATGACATCAATAAACTCATATCAATATTAAATCCGTTAGTATTCCCAGATCCAGAAAATTCCAGTCTTAAGGAACGTATCATTCTCAGTCCACATTTTAGAAAGAGAACGAATACTGCCTCAACTGGTCTGGATATAACAACTGTAACATCACAAACTAGAAACAGGCTTTCAAGTTCAATCACAATAATACCACAATCAGCAACAACAACACCGATACCATATACAGTAACATTGTCAGGAACCTTGACATTTCCAACTGACAAGAAGAATGGTGCAGGTGCTACATTTACTGGAACACAATATTACATATTAACGGATACAGGTAACGCATTAGACTTGACCACTGGAT